AATTGGTTTTGTTAGATATTTTATGATTTATAGACTCTTCTAAAGCAACAACATCTTGTGCTTTAAAACCTAAGTCAAGCCAATCTTCTTTATGTGTTCCATCGTGAGTAATACTATTCAAATCTGTGTCAGGGTTTGAGTCCCAATCTACATACTTATGTCTTTTGTCCCAATAGAATGTATAAGGTGTCAAACCATTTACAAAATCCAAACCAGCGTTTAACGCTTGAAAGTCCGTTTTATCTCTTTCATCTGATGCTACAGTTATTGATACTTGTGCATTTATTTTTGAGTGATCGCCATTACCTATAGTCACTTCGTTATTACCACTTGATATTGCACCGCCTGGAGAGCCAGAATTACCTGAACTTGTGCCTAGTAACATGTTATTGGAACCTGTGCTTATCGACCTTCCCGCTTGCTTACCGATTGCGACTGTATTGTTACAACCATTACCATTTTCAAGAGCCTCAACGCCAAATGCACAATTACCAGACCCGTTTGTATTATCAAGCATAGCAGCACGGCCTACTCCAGTGCAGTCTGTCCCTGTGGTATGTTTGCCTAGAGCCTCAAATCCTAGTGCCGTGTTGTTACTGCCTTCGGTGGTTGCGTCCATCGCATTAGCTCCGACTGCAGTGTTTTGGGCGCCCGAAGTTAGGACGTTAAAAACTTCGTGGCCTAGTCCAGCATTGTTACTAGCGCTGCTCAATGTACCTGTGCCAGCGTCATTACTTATGAGTAAGCTGTTGGAAAAATTTGTAATGTTAAATTTAATACCAACGCCATTTATAGTAGATGAACCTGTAATCGCTCCGTCTACTTGTAGTGTTGAAGCCATATCGACGGCACCGTCTATATCTACTACATCTAAATTTGCTGTTCCATTTACATCAATAGAACCTTCTAAGTCTATATCACCGTTAACTATCAGATCATCTGTTACTGTTAAATCGTCTTCGACTTTTAGATCTACAACATTCAAACTAGCAAAAGCGTCAACTACAGCAGCTCCACTACCAGCACCGTCTAAATAAACTGCCTTAGTATCGCCTGGAGGTATCGTTATGTTAGCTCCCGTACCCTGTGAAATTATTATGTTTTGAGATCCCGAGGTGCCATTTTCAATAAACTGCATCCTACTTATGGTATTTGGTGCAATGGTAATAGTACAAGCTGAATCAAGTGTGCCTGTATATTTAAGATACATAGCTCTGCCTGGATCAGTCGCTCCATCAGCAACTGTTGTGGTATGAGTATCTGCGTTAGTTGTTATAGCTTCCGTTCCAAAGCCTAGAGCTTCACCGATCAATTCCAAATTTGTATTTGTAGAAGTTCCCCAAGTTCCAGACTCGTCACCTGTGGCTATTTC